GCAACTGTAGCCGCTCCCGTCAATGCGGTGCCGGACGGCTTCGACGTAATAGACGCCGGAGAATTTCCGTCCCACCCCGCGCATTTCGATATTCTGTTTGGCCTGCATGGACGGTAGGCCGATAGTCGTCGCCTCTGCCGTGACATGGCCGAGTTCCCCGGTGACGAACGCATGCTCAGCGGCAGGCTGGGTCTTCGCTGTTCCCGCTGCTGGCGTGATCTTCCCCGCGCGTTGTCCTCCAGGTTGACTCATGCTCATGTCCCCTTACCGGCGCTTCCCGGAATTCGCATCGATGACCACCGGTTTGGCTGGCGATCCCTGCGTCAGCGCGGATTTGTTCCCGAGCACCGGACGATCCGGGGTCGAGGCGTTATCCGCATGTACCGCTGTCGACGCTTTGGCTTTCGGATCGACGCCGACCGCTTTCGCCGATTGCCCGCTGGCGGCATTCCCCTGTGTATTGGTCTGCGGACGAAATGACCGCAGTATCCCTGTGCGACTGGTGAAGTACTCCAACGCCAGCGCCGGGGGCTTCTCCAAGCCACGCGGATGGAAGTGCAGCTCCTCACCTTCGACATAGAACACATAGCCGGTCGTCCCCTTGCCGTCCGACGCTCGCGCGGTCTTCGCCAGATGCGCCAGCCATTGGGCATCCGACAGTTTGCTTTGATGCAGTCGGGGGAGCCGGTCGATACTCGGCGTGACCACCGGCGTCAGCCCATGCTCGTTGGCAATGGTCTCCGCGATGTCACTTGCTCGCATCCCGCCCGGCTTTTCCCACACCCGCTGCACCTGCTCGGCGGACAACTTACAGCCTTTGTCATAGGCCTTGATGGTGATGGTCGGCGCTCCCGATTCCGGGAAGTCGTAGCCGATTTCCTTGATCACCGCCACCTTGGTGGGCGATAAGTTGTCCGCATAGCCGAAGCGTGCACGGATTTCGTTCCCTTCCTGTAAGACCGGATCATCGATGAACTGCAGGTAGGGATCTGCCAGCGTCACTTCCAGCAAATCCATTTCCTTCTCATGATCTTCATACGTGAAGGAAATCAGGCGATCCGTGATCTCCTTCGCGAGACGCTTTCCCGCGATCTCCAACAGCACACACGGCGCGTCAGCGCTCCGGTCAGGCATTGACATTGACGGTCCCTCAATAAGTTACATAAACGGCAGCACGCCAAAGTGACGAGTCAAAAGGAAGAATTTTCGAAAAAAACCACGCGGTGTTTCGACACTCAGGCGTCGAATAGCTCATGACCGCTGCCATAGCGGTCCAGCAGTGCCTCGAGTTTTCGCGCGTCAACCCGCCAGGCCCATTCGGGACGTGCCGTGCGCCCACCGCCGGGGATGCGCACGCGGCGGATCATCGACGCGTTGGCGGTATCCTCAGCGAGTAACATGCCCTCTTCCGTGAGCTGCTTGCCGATGGCGGTCGTGCTGAAATAGAGTGGCTCGTCTTCTCCACGTTTATAGGCGTCACGCACCGCGCCCATGGCAAGGCGGGTGAGCAGATAAATCACCGTGCGATCCTTCGCGTAGTAGCCGATGATGGGGATGCCGTGCTCTTTGTGATCCTCGATGTAATGGTCCTTGATGCGCACTCGATCCGCCGTCAATAATTGCGCCAGCGTGGTCAGGAAGCTTTCGCCGGGCCGCGCGTCATTCACCGACGCGATCATGCGACGCAGGATGTCCCGCAACACGCCGGTATGCTCCACCAGTAAGTCCTGTCCGGTAATGGCCACCGGGTCACAGCCGATGGCGTAGGCAAAGTCGAGAAACGCCTCCATGCCAATGAGGGAGAGCGCGGCGTTGGAAGCCAGGCGCCGGCTATTATCCGACTGCAGCCCTTCCGCGCGCATAAAGCCCATGAAGTCCTTTTCCGCGCTGCGCAACCGCCCATGCCAGTAGGCGGGATCTTGCCGCTGCCACCAGGCGATAAAGGCGGCGGGCACTTTCCGGTAGTCCTGATGCCGTTGCAAGCAGGCCAGGTACTGTGGGTGCGTTTGCGGATCGCTCTCGAATTCGACCACCAACGAACGCGCCAGTGCCGCCGTTTCGTTAAAGGGAAGATCTTCCCCGGTGATGAGCAGCATCGCTTGAATCACCGCGCCGGAGATGACCTTGGCGCCGGGCGTCGCGCGTTTGCGCGCCTGCAAGTCGGCATAGTCCGTCAATAAGCGCAGCGCATTCGTCCATTGCATGTGGCCGATTTTCTGACGCTTGAAGTCATCGATCAGCCACAGCCCCCCGCGACAGCGCGCGGCTTCCTGTCGGTTGATCTCCGGTGTCGAGCCCCAGCCCGCCAGCTTATCCTTGGTCGTAAAATCGCCCCACAGACACTGCGCAAAGCGGGCGGTTTCCGTTTTTCCCTTGCCGGACGACCCGGCGATGAAGAGGATGAACGGCGAATATTCCTTGACGAAATCGTGGCTGAACAGGATCGGGCCCAAAAACGCTTGCGCCAGAATCGGCAGCGTGACCGCATAGGGTTGCAGCCGCAGGAAATCCGTCAGCAGGTGTTGCACCAGGTCACGCACCTCCTCCGTGGGCGCCGCCAGCAAGTCGAGATTGCGCGCCTTGTTATAGTCGGCATGCACATCCACGCTGGCGTGCGTGCTTTCGGTGGCGACGATCTCCCCGTTGCGGATGACGACCGACGGCGTGACGAATCCCGCACTCGGATGCTGACCGAAAATGGTATAGACCAGCTCTTCAGTGGCTTCCGTTGACACCTGGGTGGTGATGAGACGAATGTCATCGAGATTGCGTGTCGAGAACACCGCGCGCTGTCGCGCTACGGAGGTAATTTTTCGAGCGAGGTCGGCATTCGACCCCCAATCCGCTCCGCTGATCTGAAACGGTTTTCGCCAGGTGGGGCCGATGATCTCCCCATGCATCGCATTGTCGGCAATCGTCGAGCCATCCTCATGGATATCGCCGTCATCGGAGAGCACTTCACGGTCGATCTTGATGTGAAAATTCGTCAGTAACTCCGGCGGCGAGACCATCGGGCCTTGCGGCGTCTCCCGCACCGTTTCACGCACGATGCCTTGATCGACCAGGTAGTAGCGCAGGCGTCCGGTGGTGAAGACGGGCCCGCCCCGTTCCTCGTTGGCGTGTTGGGCCTGCGACTCACGACTGGCCGCCTGTCTCGCCTGCTGACAGTCTTTCAAGCGCCCGCGCAATGCCACCAATCGATAGGCGTTCCCCAGACGCTCTTGCAACGCTTTGAGCAAGCGGTCATGCTCCAGGTTCGGTTGCCGCGCGATATGCCCCAGGATATCGTCGATGAGCGTGATGCGCTCAGTGGAGGGCGCATCGGCGGGAAAGGCATCAATCGCATACTCGACGCTGCTTTTCGCGGCTTGCACCACACATTGAAATTCCCCAACACTATGGCCATGCACGAAGAAGCTGCAGATGTCGACCTTGGCGATGTCCAATAGTTGAAGCGCCGCCACCCGCTCGCTCTCGGGACGATCCGCGAGGTGGCTCTGCACGGAGCGCTGCCCGGCGGCGCCGGTGATCCCAAAGCGGTCACGCAGTGCGACGCGCGCCTCCTCCTGCGCGGGATCGAGCGGCAATTGCGCGATGCGGCAGGTGATGTCCGCACTCTCCAGGTGTTGGGCCGTGGTCAGTGCCCCGAGCCATCCCGCTTCCGACACCTCGTTATCCTGGCAAATCACCACTTCCTTCACGCCGCGCAGCTTGGGCAGCACGCGTTGCCAATCGTCCTGACGGATACGCGTCGTCACCGGACTGACGCAGGGAAAGCCTTTTGCGATCAGCGTGATGCAATCCGTAATCCCCTCGGTAATGATGACTTGACGCGGGCGACTGAGCAGACAGTCCTCGTTGAAGAGCTGCGTGTTTTCGATCCCTTCCGCCACCCAGGGACGCTTGTCCGGGTCATAGGTCAGCAATTTCTTATACTTGCCGCTCTCCCATTTGTCGTCGGGCGTTCGCGGGCATTTACGCCCGATGAAGTAGGTGACCTGCCCCCGGCTGCGGTACGGAAACATCACCCGCTGGTTGAAGAACGGCAGCACCTTAGCTTCATCGCCGGTTTCATTGGGGCGGAAGAGTCCGCTGGACAGCAGTTCCTCGGTGGAAAAGCCTAGCGCATACAGGTGATCACGCAGCCCCTGAATATCCGCGAATCCGATGGTATGCGCCTTCAGCGTCTCGTCGGTAAAGGCATACTGCAGGCGCAGCCAGGCCTTCACCTCGTCGTTCGCCATCAGCCGCACGTGATACCACTCGGCGGCGGCGGTCAACACCGCTCGCGCACGCTGGAGGGTCACTTCCCGACGCTCGATCTCGGCGATGTCCGCCTCCGAGAGTCCCAGGTGAGCCAGCTTGGGCAGTCCGGCTTTCTCGGCCAGCCAATCGCGCGCGTCGCGGTGAGACTCGGTCATTACTCCGGCGATGCCCATCGTCACGATCCCATGCCGCGCGAACTCCACCAGGTGCAGCACGTCGCCGCTGATGCCACATCCCCAGCAGCGCCAGAGTTGCTTCTCCACTTCCACGTGTAGCGATTTTCCGCTGGTGGAGGGATGTCCCGGACAGTCGATGTGGATGACGGTGCCGTGATCCTCGGTAATGCGCGCCCCGAGCAGTTCTCGGGCCACGTCGCCGATGTTCACCGAAGTGATTTGGCGATAATATTCTTTGATGTCATGCGATTGCATGGGCGGCTCCTTTGCGTAATGATCGAGTGGTAGATGTTTTCTTCGGCGACCGGTCAAGCAGCGCCGTCACCGATGGCGCCACCACGGGCGGCGGCCAGGGCACTGCCGCCTGGGTATGGCGACCGTTATAGAGGGCCAGTTGTGATTGACTGATCGGAATGATTTCAAGGCGCACCGGTGACTGGCCATGCACGCCTGTCAGGTAGGTGGCGAGCCCGGCGAACGCCGCCAAACGCGGATGCGCGCGGCAGGTGTCACGGATGGCGGTTTCCGCCACGGCGTGCGTGGGATACGGCCCGGCGAGGAGATCGATGCCCGCCTCGATGACTACGTGTCCGCGTTCCCGGATGTCATGATCGACGATAAACGCCAGATAAAATACCGTGGTCATACGACGCCTCCCTTCATCACGTCCGCCGGATCGACCAGCGCAAGAAACGTCCGGCGCGCATCCACGTCACGCCGGTCAATCGCCCGCCGGATGCCGACGGCGTCGCCCAGCACAATGGCCGACCGCTGTGCACGCGTGACGGCGGTGTAGAGCAGATTGCGGTTGAGCATGAACGCCTGGGTGCGATGCACCACGGCGATGATGACCGGGAACTCCGATCCCTGGCTTTTATGCACGGTCGAGGCATAGGCCAGCATCAAATCATCAGCCTCCTCCGCTTGCCGGGCGATATGCACCTGTCGCCCATCGAAATCCAACACCAGCACTTCGACCGGGCGTTTCGTTTTTTCATCTTCCTCCTGTACGATGTCACGCACCACGCCGATGGCACCATTCATCAGCTCGAGGCCATAGTTGTTGCGCACCTGCATGACTTTGTCGCCGATGAAGAATTCGGGACGCCGATGCTCCGGGACGGGTGGCACTTGCACGCCGAAGCGTTGCGCCTGCACCAGGCGCTGGAGCAGGATATTGAGGGCGCGCGTACCGAGCGGCCCTTTATTGGTGGGCGTCAGCACCTGGAGATCGCGCACCGGGTCCAACCCCAGGCGCGGCACCACATCGCGCACGATGTGCTCGAGGGCGTCCAATACCGCCTGTTCTCCCCGGCAATCATCGATGAGATACCAGGGACGCAGCACGCCGTTCTCCCCCTCGGCGGTGTCCCGCACGTCGCCACGCAGGATGGCGGTACAATTCTCTTTCAGGATGCCGGCTTGCCGCACCACCTGATCCAACACGGTGATGGGGAGCATCCGGCGCGCGAGGAGATCACGCAGCACGTTCCCCGGGCCAACCGGCGGCAACTGATTCGGGTCGCCCACCAGGATAAGACGCGTCGTGTCGAAATCAATGGCATCCAGTAAGCGCCACATCAAATGGACGTCGGCCATGCTGACTTCATCAATGATGACCACCTGCTCCGTGATCGGATTGTCATGGCTCCGTCCCCAGGTGACGGTGTTGTACTCCAGCAAGCGATGGATCGTTTTCGCTTCGACCCCACACAAGGTTTCCAACCGTTTAGCGGCCTTCCCCGTGGGCGCCGCCAGCGCCACCGCCTCTTCGCCAACGAGTCGCACGAAGGCACGGTAAATCGCCGCGATGGTGAAGGACTTGCCCGACCCCGCCGCGCCGGCGATAAGCGAAAGCACATGTTGAATCACCATCAATGCCGCCTGTCGCTGACTGGGATTCAACTCAGCCGCTTCCTCATCGAGCAACTCGAGCCAGCACTCCGGCGGTTCCTGCTGTATGCCGCCATGCATGACGACCGAACGCAGGATATCCCACTCCCGCTGGGCGAGCGCGGGCAGCGCGATGACCAGGCGACCACCGCCGTCATAGCGGAAGAGCCGCCCCGCCGCGACTTCCCGGTCCAGCAGTTCCGCGATGAGCCGATGGGCATGGAGTGAATCCAGGCACAGCAGCTTGAACGCCTCCTGTTCCACGGCCTGCTCTTCTTGCCAGCAATGGCCGTCGTGTTCGGCTTTCAGCAGCAGGTGCCGAAACGCGGCGGCGATGCGCTCGGGGTGCTCTTTCTCGACACCGAGTTTTTGCGCGATCTCGTCGACGCGGCTAAAGCCAAAACCGGGCAGGATTCGGCACAGTTCATACGGGTTATCCGTGAGCAGGGCTTTGGCGTTGTGCCCCAGGTGCTCCACCATCCGGGTGATCTGCCGGTGGGTCAGCCCGAAGCTCCCGAGCCAACTACTCAACGCGTTCACTTCCGCACGCTTGAGCCATTCCGTGCGCAGGGTGTTCAACGTCTCTTTTGAGAGACGGGCGACCTGGGCGACTTTCTGTGGTTCTTCGCGAATGACGAAATCGAACGTATCGCCAAAGGCGTCGGCGATTTTGCGCGCCTTGGCCTCGCCGATTTGAAAGAAGGCTGGTTCACTCGCCAGGTAGTGCGCCAGGCCCTCGGCGTCAATCGGCAATTCCTGTTTCAGCCCGCTGGCCGCGAATTGCCGCCCATACTGCGGGTGGGTGGCCCAATGGCCGACCAGGGAAATGTCATCTCCTTCCGCGACCATGAACTTGCCGTTGAAGCGCACCTGGCCTTCGCCGGCATGCTTCAACACCCCGGCGGTAAATGCCGGCGATTGATAAAACAAGTGGACGACGTGTCCACGTAAGGTCATCTCTTCCGTTGCGGGCGCCAAACTTGGCATGCTACCTCCCGTTCTGCTGCTGCGCGTGCCAGTGCAGCAGCAGCGCTTCCACCAGCGCGATGGCGCTGGGACGATCCGAGGCGAAGAGCACCGGAATGCCGTAACGCGTCATCAGCGCCGCCGTCAGTCCCAGCACCGACTGCGGATGCGCTCGTGACGCATAGCGTCCCTGCAGCACATCGTCCAACGTCGCCTCCACGACGATCCAGGCGCGCGGATAAGCGCGGAGCAGACTCAATTCACGCGCGAAACGCTCCTGGGCATGAATCACCGTTTGCACGTAGTCGTCGAGCGATTTTCTCTCGATGGCGATCTGCGTTTCGAAGCCTTGCAGCGAATAGTCCCCCGCGGGGAGCGCCGCCTGGACGACACCCCCCACGCGTTCTGCATTGAACGTCCAGGGACGCTGCTCCCTCGAGTCGACCACAATGATCGGCTTAGAAGCGCGAGAGTCCACGGCTCCCTCCTGACTTGGCGGACGTAGGCGATGATGGCGGTAGTGTCGCCTCGGACCCGCCGCCCTCGGTGCGCTCAACGCGTTTGTTGAGGTAGACGTTCGTGAAAGCCTGATCGCCCGTGCCCTTCACGGAGACGGTCACATCGAGCAGCACGCCGAGGAGCGGCTCCAGTTGCAGCGGCAGGTCGGACAGCTTCCGCAACGTGACACCGGCGGTCTGCAAGTCGGCTTTCAGCCAGCGCAGGTTATCCGGCGTTTCCACCATGTTGTTGCGGAACAAGCGTCGGCCCTTCAACTCGCCGACGGCAATCACCAGTTCCCATTTCAGCAGCAGGCGGCGGCTGGTTTTCGCGCGGTCGAGATAGGCGCGGTCGACGAACGCCTGATAATGACCCGGCGGGACATCGTCGAGTTCTTTGCGCTCAGCCGGTTCCACCTCGGTGTAGACCTCATCCAGTTGGGCGAGGTCAGCGGTGTAATCTGGGGTACTCATGGGTTGTTCTCCTTGTCATGGGTCATCGGTTATTGGTCGCGAAACGGGTCGTTGGTGAAGGCCTCGATGAAGACCTGGTAGTCGAGCGGGAGTGTGTCCGGTAAGCGACCGGTGCGGTCACCCGCTTCATAGGTGGTTGTCGGCTTCGTGCGGATCACACGGCGATATTGCGTATCGCCGTGTTCGTCGCGCATCGGCTCAAGGTCGAGATACAAAATCAGGTCGACCAAACCGAGCACGATTTTGCGGGCTTTCTCCGGCAACGTCGGCACGGTGCGGATGAGAGTGCCGGTTCGGGTTTCCACCGATTCCTGTTTAGCGTGCGAGACGATGTAGAGCCCGTAGGGCAGCAGCGACAGCTTGGTCAGGACGCGGGTGAATTCATTGGCGATCATCCCGTAGGCTCGTCCGTATGGCGCCTCACTCTCGTGTGTGATGCTAAGCTGCCGACAGACATACTCCACGCAATAGCGATAGGCATTATCGATGGTATCGATGATGACGGTGCGGAACGGATGCTCACCTTTGGCGATTTCGGCGCAGGCGTTCAGTAAATCATCCCAGGAGGCGATGGGCACTTGGTAGGTGTCGAGATGGTTGAGCCCGGCCTCAGTGGCCAGGAACAGCGCGCCGTCGGCGTGCGAGCACCAGGTACTCTTCCCAAGCTTCGGCTGGGAATACAGCAAGACGCTGATATCCGCCATGTCCGTTTTTGGGGGTGTCTTCGCGGTTGGCAACATGATTGTTCTCCTCTCGGTGTTATTGGGCATATGCTGCGTCGGTGGTGGGACATGTCGAGGATGTCCCACGACGCGGTGTTGTGATAGCGTCTTCCGCTGGCCAATCTAAACGACGGATGCGGTAGAGAATCGTGCTGTAGGAAACAGGGCACCGCGGGTCACGCGCCCACGCGGACACGCAACGTGATTCTCCGAAGGCAGCGATCTGTACGTTGTCAGAGCGGTTGCCATTGTTTCGCTGGCAACTGATCCAGCGGCAATTGTCCGGGGCATATCCGCCGTCGTTGTCGATGCGGTCCAATTGCAAACCGGGACGATACCTGTGCGTGAGCGCCCACTCTCGGAAAGCCAGGTAGTCATGCACCCATTCCGGGCACACCGTAATACCGCGTGCGATATACCGATGGCTGTTATGGCGTGTCGTATTGGTGCAGCGGTTCCGCATGGCGCACCAGACGTAATACAGGCGCGATTTCGAATCACCGTGGCGCCAGTTGAGCGTCAGTAGCAAGGACTTCCGCAGACATCCGCACGTTTGTGTTTTTCGCAGTGCGGTGTTGCTCACCAGCACCTCCATCCCGCAACGACAGCGGCAGGGATAGACGTAGCGTTTAGGCTTTCCCGGCTGTTCGATGACCCGGCGCTCACCGGTTATAGTCAAGTCATGAAACTGTGTCCCGATTGGGAATCCAGGACGATGCCATCCTCTCGCCATGTCGTCCTCCTTTCGTCTGAAAAATTGATTAGGGTACGAGCGTCTCTTGCGGGTCGTCGATGACTTGCACGACATCGCCGAAGGCGCCGATCAGCGCGGAAGCAATCCGCAAGGTGCCCGACGCCGACGGATTGCCGCGACGTATGGTCACGGTATGCTCGCCGTTGGCCGGCACGCCGCCACGGCGCAGGGTGTCCTCGACGATATGTCGCGGTCCGACATATTCGAGCACGCGTAAGACACGGATGATCTCGGTCATGGGAAGGTTCCTTTCGGTTAAAAGACGGGGGCGTCATCGGGCGTCGCAATCAACTCTTCATGCGGCGGACGGCGCTCATACAGGTTGTCGATCACGTGCTCGGCGCCATTGGCCCGGCACAGCGGGTAATAGGCGCACGGCGCGCCGTAGTGAAAGCAATAGGCGGTGTTGCGCAGAAACCAGCGCTGCTTGCGAGCTTCCAGGAACTGTTGCGTCAACTGCCAGAGTTCCGCCTCGACTTCAGCCAGTTGGTCGCGGGAGAAATACAGCACTTCCCGGTGGAACATGTCGGGGTCGGCGTATTTCGCGCGCAGCCGTGCCTGGAAATCGGCATCCGCTTCGGGCAATTTGCGCGTGGCGGTGGTTTTGCCGGTCTTGTTCTTGGCAGCCAGTTCCGCCGCGCGCTGCTGGAATTCCAGCGCCGTTTCTCCCTGTCCCTGGCGCAGTTTCGCCTTGACCAGGATGTTGTAGATCGCGCCGGCCACCCGGATGCCGTCATAGCGCTCCAGCGCATAGGCGTAGAGCAGCAACTGGAAATCCATCCAGAGTTTCTCCAGATACTCGCCATCCAGGCAGCCGGTCGTTTTGTGCTCCAGCAGGAACACCTCGCCATCCACCTCGACCAGGCCATCGATCTTGCCCGCCAGCAGGAAGGTGCGGGACGGTTTCCCGCTGGCCGGGTTAATGATGGGACCGGAGAAAATGCGCTCGACATCGGTGATCGTGAACGTTTCCTCGCGATAGCGCATGGCATAGCCCAGCATCATGGCGGATGCCAGATGCCACGCCTGTTGCACGTCAGGGTATTGCGCGCGTTGGGCGCAGGCCTGGTCGATGATCTCCTGCACGGCGCCGATATCCCGCTGGATGTGCCAGTGCTCCAGGCACCGATGGATGAGCGAGCCAAAGCGCAAGTTCGTGCTCCGACCCTGCGGCACCAGCTCGTGGAGATAGCGCCAAGCGCAGGCTCGCGGGCAATTCCGATAGGTGTTCCAGAATGTGTAGGTTGTCAGTAGACGAGTGTCTTGCATCACGCATCCTCTCCGGGGGTGAGAAAAAGGTCTCCCCACTCAGTTACATAAACGGGACAGGTCAAAAGTGACGAGTCATTTTTAAAGAAAAGTCGAATCCCCCCGCGATAAACGCTTGGTGGATCTGGTCCACGTAGTAATAGAGCGAGGTGCGTCGCATCCCCAGCAGATGGGCCACGTCTGTCAGCGTGTGCCCGCGCATGATCAAGGCGCAGATCTGTTGCTGCAGTGGCGGAAGGGAAGCCAGCAGCATCTCGATATCCAGGCGAAGGTCCACCAACTCGGTCCAGGCGCCGGGATCATCCGCATGCATGCCAAAAGGCAGTCCGCCGGTTTCTCCCCCAATGCCCGTCACGAAGGTGGTTGACCAGTGTTCGTTATCCTCATCCGGCACAGGCGCGCACTTTACGGCAAAGCGTAAGTCCACCCGGCGGTTCCGCAAGAAGGTGGCGATACCGCTCCTGACAATCCGGTCAATGAACGTGGTCCATTGCGCGCGGGTCGGATCGAATTTGCCCATCTGCTGCAGGACGTGGAGATACAGTTCCTGGCGCAAGTCGTCCCGGTCATCGGGAGTCAGGCGGTGGGTGACGCTGAGCGTGCGCATCTTCATGCTGATGACCTGCTCGATGTAGGGATCAAAGTCGTACTGTGATGTGTTGGTAGCCATGGTCGGCCTCCTCGGGTAGTGATGAGGCCGACGTCACCGCGATGGCTTTCGGGAAGTGAGTGCGCGACCTCTCACTTCCTACTGGTGGAATTCCAGCCAAACGGCGATATGCGGGCTAGATGAGCGGTCGCCGACACGGCTATGCGGTGGGCTGTTGAGCGTGAAATGGATGAAAAGCCGGGGCGAAAATAGTTCAAAACTTTTTTGAGGCGTTGGCTGGAATTCCAGCCAACGGTGTTTTTGACAAGGAATAGGGCTAAGCGCAATGGTCAGACAGCCATGTGTCGCTGTGTTGAGCGAGGTATCGATGGGGTGGGCGGATAGCGGCTTCTCGTTATCTCGGGGTATCGCTGAGCGCATCTCCGGAGATCTATTTTCAAAAATAGTTGGCCGGCTCCCGGAAATGACTCGTCACTTTTCCCTGCTGCCGTTTATGTAACTTATTGAGGGACCGTCATTTTCCGGCTGAGGCATCAGAGCACAGCCATGGTCCTCTGACTGAAATCTGGAGGTGTTCCGGTGTCCGAGTAGTTCCTGCTATTACATACGCGCTTATACGCGCCGTTCTACCTTCGTATATACAGCGGGACAGACTCCCGAGATGAAGCGTTCGTTCTTATTAATTTCCTCTCTCCTCGCGAGCTGTCTGAAGAGAGAAGAAAGAAGAAGACTTAAAGACTGAGGAAGCTGAGGTGACTGGGATGACTGAGACGGATAGCCTGACAGACCCTAGCATTCGTTCACGTCGTGTATATGTATATATACGTGAGGCCCATGGCATGGACACGGAACCGCACCGTCTCGGGAGCGTAAAACCAGGGAGGCAGCCACATGCCTGATGCGACACCCTCCCTGTTTCCACTGGACCAAGCCAGGAACACCCAGCCGAACACGTCCCTCTGGTATGCCACCGATCTGTCTCGCTGGGAGGATGCCACCGCGCAAATCACCACTGACCAGGATATGGTGCTGCACGGGAAAGCCTATCGGCGCTTGACGCCTGAGTATTACGCCTGGCTGCGCTCTCGAATGACGCACGCTCAGGAAAAGCATCGACGCGGCTTGCTGCCGGCAGCGGTCTATGACCAGCTCCGCGCGCGATTCAACGTCATGCAGGATGATGCGATTCAGCGCTACGGGGAAGCGACGTTGCTGGCAGTGCTGGAATCGCTGGATATGCAGGGCTATGAGCCACCGAGCGCACAGGCCACGTCCCGTTTGCTGGCATTGCTGCAGGATGCTCAGTTTGTTGAAACAACGTCTTCGGCGCTGCCCGATCCGACCGAACCGCCGAACTTGGCCGTGGGTGTCCCCGTGCGGATGCTCGGTGGCAGTGAAGGCGTCGTGACGATGATCCATGCGGCGGAAGCGGAGTTGCCTGGCGGATGGGTGGAGTTCACCACGACGGATGGTCAGCGCGGGCAGGCTGATACACGCTATCTCACTGATCTGTATGGCCGCCGATTCGTGCCGATGACTTATACGCCGTATGAGCAACGGGCCATGCAATTGGCGGCGGACGAACGCCCAGAGGATTTCGACGACATCCTGCCCGACTTGAATTATCCGCCAACCGGAACGTGGCGATTTACCGAAAAGGTTGATCTGCTCGATTACTTCAAGGTCGAGGAAATCAAGGAGACGGCGATGGCATTAGGCTGGTCGCACGCCGATCTGTTTCAGAACCGGGGACGATTCGCCATGCCGTGTGGACAGGATTATGGCTTGATCTGTTTTGTGCATGGGCGTGCGCTCGGTGCGGTGACCGCTGAGGCCATCGAGGTATTCCCCGAGAAGGGCAACCGTGACCACTGCACGCGGTTCCATCGACCACGACGTCAGGAGGTGACGCATGTTAGCGCAACCGCGACATAAACGCTGCGCGAATGCACGGGATGTCCTGCCGGAATCCGTGCTCAAGCAGGTGCAAGAACACTATACCGGCCATCTCTGGGTGCCGACGCCGATAAATCCCGCGCGGCGTCGGCGTGCTCAGGTGCTGGCGCTCTATATGCAGGGGCGGAAACAGGTGGATATCGCCCGCATCGTGAAGCTGACGCCACAGCGAGTCTGGCAGATTATCGACAAAGAACGGCGTCGGGGAGTTTTTAGTCGTGATTTTCATCGGGGCTGATGTGGAGAGAGAACAGGCCGTCGTGCGGTTGGCGAATCGCCTCCTCCCCGCCGTGTCTCTGAAGCTGGCTTTCAGAACTGAACACCCGATGGATGAATTTGAAGGGCACGGCGACAAGTGCAATTGAATAATCGCGAACTGACAGCTCTGGGGAGGTTACAACGCGTGACGGGACGGACACCAGGCGGTCGCAGTTCACCGAACTCGGCCAGCCGTATGAACAACATGAAGCATGGGATTTACGCCTCGCGGTTCCTGACGACAGATGAGCAGGAGATCTTCGAGGCGATGGTTGACCGGTTCCACGAGGAGTATGCGCTGAACGACAGCGCCGACTTCATGCAGTTGGAACTGATTTGCCTGTACTTTACCCAACTCGGACGGGCCATTGCGCTGGAAGACTGGCAAACGGCGGAACGCCTGGACGCCATGATGCGCCGGCATCTGTCAGATCTGAAGGCGACCAAACGCACCCGCGAGGGTGAGGCGACGCCGGGCACACAGGGGATGAATGCCACGGACTGGGCGAACCAGCTGCTGCAGCGGGTGAAAGCGCGCAAAGACGAGGTGAATGCCGCCGAGCGCACGCCCGGCGCGAAGAAAACGCCGGAAACAGTGCAGAGAACACCTGCGGAGTCAGGGGAGGAGCACGCGTGAATCGACGACATTTCCCGTGCGGCATTGCGGAGAAGGTCTGTTCTCCGCAATGCGCCACGGCCCTCCAGGAGTGAAGAGCCGTGGTGACAATGCCTGACCGAGATGACTGGTTACAGCCGTTCCAGCGCCTCTTCGAGAGCGCCGTCCACCAGGTGGGTGTAGATCTCGGTGGTGGCGATATTGCGATGGCCGAGCGCCCGCTGGACGACCAGCAAATCGCCGGTGCGACTATAGAGCCGGGTGGCAAAGGTGTGGCGCAAGCCGTGAGGTGAGATGGCCTTGTCAATCCCGGCTTCCCGCAGCCAGTGTTCAAAGCGGTAGCCCACCTGCCGAGGTGAGAGGCGTGTGCCCCGCTGGCTGATGAACAACGCTGGGCAGTGTTCACCCTGTTTCCTGCGCCACTGGAGATAGGTGCGCAGGATGCCGCGCAGGTGGGTGTTCAGAAACTTGACCTGGGGCTGTCCACCCTTCGCACGGCGGACATGCAGATGCTTGGCGTCGAGATCAACGTCAGCAAGGTCAAGCGCCACCAGTTCCTGCAGACGGATGCCGGTGGCGAGGAAGGTCTCGATTAACGTCCGGTCACGTTTAGCCAGTAGGCTGGTGCGACCGGTCAAGGCCTTGAGCAGTCGGCGCACTTCGGTCTCGGTGAGAAACGCCGGTGGCGTGCGTGGCGCCCGCTGCAGGTGGATACCGAGCGAAGGGTTCTCGGTGATGTGTCCCATATCGAGCGCCCAGGCGAAGAAGGCACGAACGGCGGCACGGCCCCGGTTGAGGGTCGCCGGAGCTTTCGGCGTTCCCGTTGGGCTGGTGATGAGGGTGGGATCGGACATGACCGTGATGAGTCGCTGGCCCGTGATGCTCGCGACCCCCATGTCATCCAGCCGGGTGAACACCTGGGATAAGTCATGGGCGTAGATCGCGATGGTCTTTTCCGACCGTCCCTGTGCCCGCTGGTGTGTGCGAAAGGCGTCGAGCGCCTGATCGAGTGTCATTGTGGTGAATTCCTCCTTCTGTGCAATTCATGCGCGAGGAGGCGGAAGGAAGTCAAGTCCATGCCGGAATACGAAGCGCGGTGTACAGAGAGAGATACGGGCATGCCGGTATTGCCGACGAGCGTTCACGTCGATGACGTCTTGTTCGATGAGGTGATGCAGGATGCCGCCCAGTGGGGTGAAGCGGTGCTCGTCAGTCGTGATGGCACGCCGCGTCGCTATTGGGACCACCAGATGTTCGATCTCCATTGCCCGTCGCGCAACATCATCCACCTGGATGGACGGGACACCGGAAAAAGTGTGGTGCTCTCCACCGATGCGCTGCACTTCGCCACCACGACTCAGGGCGGTCAGGGGCTGATCGCCGCGCCGCATCAAGGCCATCTCGATTCGCTGATCGAGGAGATCGATTTTCAAATCGAGACGAGCGAGATGTTGCGCGCGTTGGTGGCGCTCAACCAGTTCGGCAAGCTAAAAATCATGCGGAAGCCGTATTACCGCATTGAGTTCATCACTGGATCGGTGTTGTACTTCCGCCCGGCAGGCGTGTATGGCGATGCGTTTCGGTCGTTGCACGTGGAGCGCGTCTGGGTCGATGAAGGAGCCTGGCTGACCGAGGCCGCCTGGAAAGCGCTGCGCCAGTGCTTGAAATCCGGGGGGCGTTTGCGCATCTACTCGACGCCGAATGGACTGCGGAACTCGACCTACTTTCGTCTGACCTCGTCGAAGCAGTTCACCGTCTTTCGTTGGCCGTCCTGGCTGAACCCCAACTGGTCGGAACAGCGTGAACGGGAACTGGTGGAATTCTATGGTGGGAAGGATACCGCCGGCTGGCAGCATGAGGTGGCGGGCGAACACGGCAAACCGAGCTATGGCGCCTTTATCCAGGAACACCTGGACGCCGCCTGTCAGGAGATTGTCGAATATCGCACCGTGCGCATCACCGGCGACGATCTCTCCGGCTGCCAGGACAACGAGCAGACCTTCGATCTGCTGGAAGCGCTGCTCGATTTGACCCCGCAAGCCGGGGTGTTCTGGATCGGCGCGGATCTTGGATATACCAACGACCCCACGGAGATCGTCGTGTTCCAGGATGCCTCCGGAGAAAAGCCGGTGGCCAGTCTGGTGCTGCGCATCCACTGTGAACACGTGGCGTATCCGATTCTCTCCATGCTCATCGCCTTGCTGGAGCGCTATTACACGCCGGCAGGCATCGGCATCGATAACGGCGGGAACGGTGGCGCGGTGGTGCAGGAACTGCTGATGCTGGATGCGTATCGCCCCTTGAATCTCAGCGGTCGCTTGCGCGGGGTCGATTTCGGCGGGGTCACCGCACTGCCCACTCCGGATGGCGGTGAAGTGCGCAAGCGCACCAAGGAACTGATGACCTCCATCATCAACGGCATGCTCCAGCGCCGGGAGATTCGTTTCCCGCAAGGCGACCTGGAACTGCAGGATCAATTCACCACGCACACCTACACGATGACCAACAACGCGGTGGTCTACTCGAAGGGCAATGACCACATCATCGACGCGGTGCGCTGCGCCGTGCTGGTGCGCGAGTTGGGACGGCTCAACCTTGGCGAGACGCAATCGGTCTGCGTCATGCCGCTACTCACCGCGCCGATCTTCTATTAGCGAGGAACTCCATGGCAAAATCAAGACAACGCACTCCGCAGACCACCGGCGCACTGGCGCAGCCGCTCCCGCAGGCGAGCGCTGCCGTCATCGATGGCTCAGCGTTCATCAGCGTCACACCCACCGATCCGATCCCGGTCACCTGGGAGGAACGGGCGCGGCGAGCATGGACCTATTACATCGAGGAGCCGCTGGTAAAGAACTGCGTCAACTCCTGGCGTTGCTTTGCCGTGGGGGACGAGATCAAGCTGGCCAGCGATGACGAGGTGGTGAAAGACGGCGTGTGCGAATTACATGATCGGCTGGCGCTCTCCACCTTCGTCAAGGACATGATCCTGCAACTGCTGGTGAAGGGTGATGCGGTCGGCTTCAAACGCTACACCCAGGATGGGCGCGATATCGAGGCGATCACTTGCGTTAACCCCACTTCGGTGAAAGTGAAGTATGCGCACGGCACGCTGATGGAGATGCAACAGTATCCCGAGGATGCCCCTGCCGCCGGGGATGGCCTCTCGCTGCCCATCGAGCAAGTGATTCATCTCCGCTGGGATGCACCGCCGTTCTCGCCACGGGGAAACAGCCTGGTGCTGCCCGCCTTCCAGTCCATCGAACTGCTGCGCGATTACCGGAAGGCCGAGCAAGCTATCGCCAAGCGGTGGGCGACGCCGTTTCGTCTCATCAAGGTGGGCGGCGCCTTCAACCAGCGCGTCATCACCCCCGACCAGAAGATGCTGCAAGATATCCGCGACATGGTCAATAAGATGGACATGAAATCTGGGCTGGTAGTGCCGTTCTATGTTGGGGTGGAAACGCATGGCGCCGAGGGGAGCGTGCTCAATGTCGAGGAGAAGGTGAGGGAAGTCAAGGAAGACATTATCGTCGGGTTGGGTCTGTCTCGCTCACTCGTCACCGGCGACGGCCCGAACTTCGCCACGGCATCGGTCTCCATGCAGAAGATGCTGGTGATGATTCGTGAGATCAAGCAAATCGCCCGACAGTTGCTCGCCTGGGTGGTCGATGACTGGCTTACCCTGAGCGGGCATGAGGACGCCACCGTCCAGTATCTCTTCAACGACCTCGACCCCAACGATGCCGTCGATCTCAAAAAGCTGCTGCTGGAACTCTACGACCGGAAGCTCATCTCCCGCTCCAGCCTGCAAGTGAAGATGGAACTGGACCCGGATGTTGAGGCAGCGAATCGAGCGCAGGAGAAGCCGGGCATCGATGTGCTGGACGAGCGGCAGGCCAAACCCATCGTCGATATGGTCACGCTCGGGGTGCTTGATGTCGATGAAGCGCGGAGTTTCCTGGGGCTGGGCCCGAAGAGCACCACGCCGGCGGCAGCGGCTGCGTTGGCCCTCGGTGGTCCCGCCGCGCGCGCTTACGCCGAGGATGCCATCTGTGACGAGTGCCGGCAGTTCGAGGAAACGGAGAATCGCTGCGCGGTGCAACGGAATGAGACGACGTTCGAGGCGCGCGCGTGCCGGTTCTTTGACCGGAAGTAAGGGGTTGCTCCATGCCGGTAGAAGCCATATCACAACATGACCTCATTCGCCAGGCCGTCGCGCGCAGTTTCGACGCGCGGAATCGCTATGTCGAACAGGTAGTGAATGATCTCACCGATGAGCTGGCGTCCGCGCGTGAGCAAGTCGGCACCGCCATCCTGCGTTACAAATCCCTTGGCTCCCTGCCGGACAACAAGCTGGCGGGATTGAAGGGACTGGAACGGCTGGATGCCGAGATCAAGTCCATCATGACTGGGCTCAAGCGGACACACACCTTGCGCTGTCGCACCGAAGCAAAAGCCGCCTTCCGACTCGGGGTCTACCATGGCATCGAGGAATTTGCCACCGCGCAGTTGCCGGTCTACCGCGACCTGACTGCCGAGGGATTGGACAAGCTCACCACCAAGGCGTTTCAGATCGTCGATAGCGATGCGCTGGATTTCCTGGCCAACTACACCACCACGTTGGCGGGTGACGTGAACCGGGAGACGACCGACGGCATCATGCGCACCATCCGTGGCGCCATCGCCAGCGGCAAAGGGGTCGATGATATCGTGCGCGATCTCGGCGAGGTGGTGAAGGACAAAGAATCCTTCCGGCATGCCGGGACGAAGGTGTTCAGTAAGGCGCAGTACCGCATGGAAGTGATTGCCCGCACCGAGGTGCTGCGCGCGCATAACCTGGGTAAGCTCAAATTCCACCAGGCGGTCGGTATCCAACGGTTGGAATGGTTCACCATGGATGACGAGCGCGTGTGCCCGGTATGTGGCCCGCGTGATGGCCAGCAATACCCCATTGATGAGTTTCCCGCGCAACCGGCGCATCCACAGTGCCGATGCGGGCATAACCCGGCCTGGCCGTTGGTTATCTGTGGGCAAGGCTTGCTGGCATCCAGCGCCGCTCCGAGCACAGGCGACGCCTGTATCCTTCCCCCACAGAGCATCGAGGGCATGTCCGCAGCCCAAGCCGAGGAGCAAAAGACCCTCAAGGCAGCCTTCGAAGGGGGCGATCCCGCGAAGCTTGGCGCGCTTACCATGAAGCAGGTGCAGACGCTGGCGAAAGGTCAGGGAGTGGCCATCGCGCGTACCAAGGCCGACTTCCTGAAGCTGCTCGCGAACAAAGGCGTGGATGGCAGCGGGCTGTCTGGTAAATCGTTGGAGGCCACGCTTAAACAGTATGGCATCGGCGCGCTCCGCAGCAAGGATGAATTGGTCGCGCTGCTGACGCAGAAACAGGCGGCATTCATTCAGGCCCAGCTCCAAGCTCAGCTATTGAAAGAAGCTGCCAAGTCCGCCACCGGTCTGGAATCGATGACGGTCAAAGATCTCCAGGACCTGGCTGTGCAAAAAAACATCTCGCTCAACATGACCAAGACCGACGTCATTGCGCTGCTCGACCAGTTGGAGCCGGGCGTCGATCACAGCGGACTGTCCGGGCAGACGCTCATCGCAGCGAAGAAGCAGTTCCATATCGGCCCGCTGAAAAACAAGGGACAACTGATTGGCGCC